TCTAACCTGCTAAACCCAAAGGAGCAAAAAAATGAAGGACCAATCAACGACGAAAACGTCGTTAAATTCGAATCAAGAAGTACCGAAGACTAGAACCGCGCTACTTGATAAATATAAAGAAGAACCCAAAGAAAAAGAAGCAAAACGATTAGACCCAGAAAACATTCAGGGAGTGGTAGATGACTTACCAGAACCATGTGGATGGAGACTATTAGTTTTACCTTTTACACCCAAAGAAAAAACATCTGGCGGAATTATTATTGCCCAAGAATCTTTAGACAAAGCAAGAATCGCAACTAATTGTGGTTATGTATTAAAGATGGGGCCACTTGCATATATGGACAAAGAAAAATTTCAAACGGGTCCATGGTGCAAAAAAGGAGATTGGGTGATCTTTGCAAGATACGCAGGATCACGTTTACCAATAGAAGGTGGAGAGATCCGTCTTCTTAACGACGACGAAGTTTTAGGAACGATTAAAGATCCTGAAGCTGTGTTGCATTACATATAACATAGGAGGAAACTATGCAAAACGAAAAAGACGTTCCTATGGTAGACATAGATACTTCTGGTCCTGGAGCCGACATCGAATTAAAAGATGACGCGCCTCAACAACAGGAACAAGAAGTAACAGAGTCACCGAAGGAAGAAGTAACAGAAGACACTAGCGCCTCGCCACAAGCAGCGAGCGACGAGAAGCAGGAAACTGAAAAAGAAGTTCCTGCAGAACAGAAAGACGAATTAGAAACTTATAGTAAAGATGTGCAAAGACGAATTGCGAAACTAACCAAAAAATGGAGAGAAGCAGAACGTCAAAAAGAAGAAGCATTACATTTCGCTAGAATCCAAAAGGATAATGCGGAAAAAATAAGTAAAAAATATTCTTCATTAGAAACAACTAGTTTAAAAGATAGAGAAGCTAAATTAGTGGCTGCGATGCAAGGAGCCAAAGCTAGATTAGCTCAAGCTAGAGAAGCAGGAGATATTGAAGCAGAAGTAGAAGTGCAAAAAGATATCTCTCGTTTAGGATATGAAGAAGCTAGATTGTTGGAAATCAAAGCTGCACAAGAAGAAATGGCATCGGGAAGAGAAGAAACAATTCCTACCATGAATAATGTGCAAGTTCCCACTCAACCTAGAACGGTAGTTCCAGATGACAAAGCAGAAGCTTGGGGTGCTAAAAACCGATGGTTTGGTACCGATAAACCAATGACTTATACTGCTTTTGACATCCATGAAACGTTGGTTAATGAGGAAGGATATGATCCATCTTCGGATGAATATTACTCTGAACTTGATAAAAGAATAAGAGTTGCATTTCCTACCAAATTTGCTAATAATGAGACCATTATACCGGCGGAAACGACCAAACCGACACAGATAGTAGCTGGAGCAAAGCGAAGTGTAAAACCAGGTCGCAAAACTGTGAGACTCACCCCTTCTCAAGTTGCAATTGCTAAAAAATTAGGAGTGCCATTGGAAGAATATGCGAAACAATTAAATATCACGAAGGAGGTATAAGGCATATGGAAAACGAAAAAATGAAAACCCCCCGTGCGAGCCAAACAAGAGACACTCAAAAGAGACCTCAAACTTGGACTCCACCATCATCTTTAGATGCACCACCTGCGCCGGATGGATTCAGGCATAGATGGATAAGAACTGAAGTTCTCGGATTCGACGATACGAAGAACATGTCAGGTAAAATGAGATCAGGATGGGAGCTCGTAAGAGCAGATGAATATCCTGGATTCGCTTATCCTCAAATTGCTGAAGGCAAATACGCAGGAGTGATCGGAGTTGGCGGCCTTGTGCTGGCAAGGATACCCGAAGAGATCGCAAAATCTCGAGAAGCTTATTTTGCAAAGCAAACTAAGGATCGAGACGACGCAGTAAACAACGATCTTATGAAGGAGCAGCACCCAAGTATGCCCATCAATACAGATAGGCAGACTCGTGTTACTTTCGGTGGTACCAAGAAGGACTAATTTTTTAGAAATTCTTACCAACGAATTAAATTAAACTTAAAACTTAGGAGTAAATAAATATGGCTAACAAAGACGCCGCTTTCGGATTGAAAGCAATAGGTAAAGTTGGTCAGAATAGAGACAACCAAGGTTTAAGTGAATATAGTATTGCAGCTTCTGCATCCGCTATATATCAAAACGATCCAGTTGAAATGTTAGATACTGGAACTATTGGTGTAGCTGCGGCAGGAGATGTCTTATTAGGCTCACTTAACGGTGTTTTCTATACTGACGCTTCGACTTCAAAACCTACATGGGCGAATCACTTAGAAGCTTCCAACACTGCAACAGACATTGTTGGCTTCGTAGCTGATGACCCTTATGAAAGATTTGAGGTTCAAAGTGCAGGAACAGTTGCCCAAACAAACATTGGAAACTGTGCTGACATTGTGTATGCAATCGGTAGCTCGCCAAATTATGTTTCAAAAGTAGAAATTTCTGGAACAATGGCTGCAACCGCTGCTCAATTAAAAATCGTAGGTGTTTCAAAAGACCCGGATAATAGCGAATTAGGCGCAGCTAATGCGAACGTAATCGTTACTATTAACGAGCACTTCTTGAAACAAACCGCAGGCATATAATAGGAGAATAAATTATGGCTATATCAAGAGGACAACTAGTTAAAGAACTAGAGCCAGGATTGAATGCACTATTCGGCCTGGAATACAAAAAGTACGAAAATCAGCATGCTGAAATTTTTGAAACTGAAAATTCAGACAGAGCTTTCGAAGAGGAAGTAATGTTATCTGGATTTGCAAATGCACAAGTTAAACCGGAAGGTTCAGCTGTGACTTTTGACAATGCTCAAGAAACTTTCACTGCTAGATATACGCACGAAACAATAGCTCTTGCTTTCTCAATCACTGAAGAAGCGATTGAAGACAACTTGTATGACAGACTTGCGTCTAGATATACAAAAGCTTTAGCAAGATCTATGGCAAACACTAAGCAAGTAAAAGCTGCGAACGTTTTAAACAACGGTTTCAGTAATATTTATGCTGGTGGAGATGGAAAGGCGCTTTTAGCGACTGACCACCCAACTATCGCTGGGACTTTCTCAAATGAGTTAGGCACTTCTGCTGACTTAAACGAGACATCTTTGGAGCAGTCTTTGATTGACATCGCTGCATTCACAGATGAAAGAGGTCTGAAAATTGCTGCTAGAGGAGTAAAAATGATTATTCCTTCTGAGCTTCAATTTACAGCTGAGAGATTGATGAAATCTGCTCAAAGAGTTGGAACTGCTGATAACGATATCAACGCAATCAGAAACATGGGGATGATTCCTCAAGGTTATGTAGTAAACAACTACTTAACTGACACTGACGCGTTCTTTATCAAAACAGACGTGCCAAACGGACTTAAAATGTTCGTTAGATCACCTATCAAAACTTCAATGGAAGGTGACTTCGACACTGGAAACGTTAGATACAAATCTAGAGAAAGATACAGCTTCGGCTGGTCTGACCCTAGAGGAATCTTCGGATCTCCAGGTGCGTAATATCTAATTGATATTATACATTTAATATTTGAAAGGGCTCCTTTACGGGGCCCTTTCTTTTTGATAGAAAGGACGAACCATGATGAAAAACTTTTTAGTAAAAATAAACGCATACGGATACAGAACTAATTTTAACATTGAAGCTGTCGATACACCCAAAAGTATTGAATCCGCTATCCTTGACAAAATAGGAAAAAAAGATATAAAGTTTACTCCTAATGGTACCTCATCTAGAGTGTGTCATTTAACCTACGAGGAGATTGTAAATGGAGAACAATCACATCAAGGATCTTTACAAGACAAAAAGATCGCTTGAGTTAGAGTGGGAGCAAGACCATAATAGTAATGGTAAATATACCATTAATATGGTTAGGATTGATGAAGAGATTAAAAAGGTTATCAGCCACATTAAAAAAGCTGAAGCCGTAGAAGCTCTACATCAGGTTAAAATAGAATCCGCTGCTCCTGAATTTTCTATAGCTGGTTAAGTAAACCAAGCTATTTATCGCTGGAA